GATTTGTTGTAGCTGGTTATATTAAACAAGGTTTAGATGAATGGAAAGAAATAGCTATTGAATTAGGTAAGTTGTATAAAAACAAATAATATGAAAAAAATAATAGAAAATTTAATTAATCAAATTGTAGATTTAAAAATTAAACAAATTGAATTAGAAAATAAATATATAAAAGTAAGTAATGAAAAAGTAGCTGCTGATAATATAATATTTAATTTAAAAAATAAAATAACGAATTTAAGAATTACATTATCTTTAGCAATAAATGAACAAGAAGTTACAAAAGAAGATTTAAAAAATGATATTGATGTATTTATAACTGATGCTGATAAACAATAAATAAAAACTATTATTTTTAAATTAATAATAAATTTATTTAATTATGGAAGATAAAAGAAAATTTAATGGTGGGCATACAACTGCTGGTCGTAAAGCTAAAGCAGAAGAAGTAGCATTGATTGAGAAACTTACACCTTTAGAACCTTTAGCATTTGCAGCATTAGAAAAAGGATTAGCAAACGGTGATTTTAAATTCACACAATTATTTTATAATTACTATGCTGGTAAACCAAGAGAAACAAAAGATATAACTTTAACAAATGAGCAACCTATCTTTAATATTGATTTAGATGAAGTTTAAGACACTATCTTATGGAGTTTATATTAACTACTGCAATTAGAAAGTTATTACGTTTAAAGAAGCGTATTAAAGTTATTAGAGGTGGAACATCAGCTGGTAAAACATTTGGTATTTTACCTTTGTTAATTGATAAAGCTATTAAAGAACCTAATTTAGAAATTAGTGTAGTATCTGAAAGCATACCACATTTGCGTAGAGGTGCTTTAAAAGACTTCTTAAAGATTATAATGGCATTAGGTAGATATAATGATGCACAGTTTAATAAGTCTACTTTAAAATATACATTTGCTAACGGAAGTTATATTGAATTCTTTAGTGTAGACCAACCAGATAAATTAAGAGGTGCAAGAAGAACAATCTTATATGTTAATGAGTGCAACAATATAGACTTTGAAAGTTATTATCAATTAGCAATTAGAACTTCAGGTGATATATGGTTAGATTATAATCCTACTTCAGCATTTTGGGTTGATAAAGAAATATTAACACAATCAGATGTTGATTTTATTACATTGACTTATTTAGATAATGAAGCATTAAGTGAAACAATAGTTCAAGAAATAGAAGCAGCAAAAGTAAAAGCATTAACATCTACATATTGGTCAAACTGGTGGCAAGTTTATGGTTTAGGTCAAACAGGTTCTTTAGAAGGTGTATGTATTCCAGATTGGCAAGAAATAGATTTACCACAAGATGCAAGAATATTATGTTACGGAATGGATTTTGGTTATAGTAATGACCCAACAAGTTTAGTAACTATGTATAAATATAATGATGCATATATATTTGATGAAGTAATTTATAAGAAGGGATTATTAAATAGTGAAATATCAAATCTATTAAAAGCAAATAATGTAAACGAAATTGTTTACGCTGATAGTGCTGAACCAAAATCAATAGCTGAATTAAATAGTTATGGTCATAATGTATTACCAGTAACAAAAGGAAAAGATAGTATCTTATTTGGTCTTAATTTAATTAATCAAAACAAAGTTTATGTTACATCAAGAAGCAAGAACTTAATAAATGAATTAAGAAATTACATTTGGCAAACTGATAAAACAGGAATTAAAATGAATAGACCAATAGATGCATATAATCACGCAATAGATGCTATGCGATATGCTATGACAAGTCAATTAGAAAATCCACACAAAGGTAATTACTTTATATACTAATGACATACGGACAAATAATAGCAGCAATACAATGTTATATACATCACATTAAAGGTGTTGAGGTTCAAATTAACTTACCAAGAAATGTAGGTGAAATTAAAAAGATGCAACAGATGTATAATATAGCAGCACAATATTTAGACTAATGAAAGAAGAAGAAGATGATTTGATTTTTGAAAATATGGAGTTTGAACAAGCTGATACAAGGTATGAAATAATATCTATGTGCAATCAAGCATTAAGTTCAGTTGAAGGATTTGATACAGGTATGATAAGTAAAGAAGATGCATTTAAGATTAAAGAAATAAGAAGAAAGTCATTAGCTTTAATTGATTTGCATATTGGAATGATATACGATGAAAACTTTGATAGTTAAATAAATGTTAAAATGTATTTTATTTAAAACAAAAGAATTAAATTTGTATCAAATAAAAAACAAATGAAAACATATATGACAAAATATTGCATAACTTACTGGACACAACGTAATGATGAAAGCACAGATGTGGAAATTATTATAGAAGCATTTGATGAAGTAGATGCTATTTATAAATTTTATGATATGAATATAGTACATAGAAAAATAGAAAGTGTAGAAGAATTGGTTTAAATTGAGTTAATAATGGTTGAATTAAGACTTACAGAAATGTAGGTCTTTTTTTTGTTTAATACAATTTGCACTTTATTTTATTTTTAAATAAAACAAGAAATGAAATTACAGATTACAATACCAACAAGTTTATCAGAAATAACATTAGAACAATATCAAAAGTTTTTATCTATTGCAAAAGATAATCCTGATGGTGAGTTTCTTCAACATAAAATGGTAGAAATATTTTGTGGTATAGATTTAAAGAATGCTGCTAAAATAAGTTTTAAAGATGTTAATGAAATAACAAGCAACCTATCAAATCTATTCAATCAAAAATATGATTTGAAAAAAACATTTAAATTAGGTAATACTGAATTTGGATTTATAACTAACCTTGATGAAATAACATTAGGTGAATATACAGACTTGGATAAATACATAAGTGATTGGGATAAGATGCATAATGCAATGGCAGTATTATACAGACCAGTAACAAAAAAGTTAAAAGACAAATACCAAATAGAAGAATATAACGGAAGCTATACATATTGTGATGCTATGAAATATATGCCACTTGATGTTGCATTAGGTGCTGTTGTTTTTTTTTACACTTTAGGCAACGAATTACTGAAGTCTACGATACATTATTTGGAGAGCAACAAGGAATTTCAGAATATAGTAAACAATCACAATTTGGAAGTAAATGGGGTTGGTATTCATCATTCTATGCTTTGTCTCAAGGAGATGTTAGAAGATTTGAAGATGTTTCCAGACTTAAACTTTCAGTTGCATTAACATTTTTAACATTTGAAAAAGAAAAGAACGAAATAGAAACTGAATTAATAAGAAGTAAATAATGAAAGGATTTTATCAAATAACAACAGCAATAAAAGACCAACTATATAAAGATATATTTGTAAACACAGTTTCATCTGGTGATATATTTGAAATTGATTTAAACAAACAAACTATATTCCCTTTGTCTCATATTATTGTAAACAATGCAACATATAATGGCAACACTTGGTTGTTTAATATATCAGTTCTATGTATGGATGTTGTTGACTTTAGTAAGACTGAACAAACAGACCAGTTTTTAACAAATGATAATGAACAAGATGTATTGCATACTCAACTAATGGTTATTAATAGATTGTTAGAAGTATTAAGACGTGGTACTTTATATGATGATTTATATCAGTTACAAGGCACACCTAATTGTGAACCATTTGTAGATAGGTTTGAAAATAAAATAGCTGGTTGGACAGTTACATTTGATGTTATGGTTGCTAATGAAATGACAAGTTGCGAAAATGAATGCTAATAATTTAACATCTACTAAAGAAGTTTTAGAAGCATATAAAAAATATGTTATTCAACAAGCACGTAGTAACCTTTCAAAAAGCAATAAGAACGTTTCTAAACAACTTTATAATAATATTAAAGGCGAAATACTATATGAAAATAATTATTTCTTATTAGGGTTCTCAATGCCTGATTATGGCTTTTATCAAGATGAAGGTGTTAAAGGTGCAGACCCATCACAAGTATCACCTAACGCAAAAGTAAAAGGGCAACAAGCACCGAATAGTAGATTTAAATTTAAAAGAAGAATACCATCAGCACCATTTGAACAATGGGCAAAGTTTAGAAACATAAGATTACGTGATACAAAAGGTAAATTTGTAAAAGGCAATTATAAATCAATAGGTTATATTATAGCAAAGAATGTATGGGCAAGGGGAATTAA